AATAGCCGGGATTGCGAAGCCTTGCTTTCTTCAATGCTTCATCGAATGACCGGGCGCGAACCCGGATGGGCGGCAGGTTCCCGCCTACCATCTCCCATGTGTCCATCGGTGCTACAAACTTCATCATGTGACCCTCCCTCAGTTCCGGCCATCCCGCCGGATGCTCAAAATCTGGTCGTTGTCCCCGAAGCTCCGCTCTTGCAGGTTCTCGATGTCGTAAATCAGGAATGCAAGAATCAGCGCTTCCCGTGTGCAGCACTTCCGCTCCCGGAATGTGTACGGCGTCTTGGCCTTTAACAGCCGCTCCGCTACATCGTCCACAATGTCCAGCGCGGTGGTGTAGGTCTGCGGAGCCGCTGGACCGCGGCCATGCGAGGTGTACTCAACAAGAAGTCTCATTCGTCCTCGTCCTCCTCTCCCTCGGTAACGCTGTCCATCTGGACGCTCCCGTAGGTGTAGCCGTTGTCGTTGCGAATGTAGACGGGCTGGTCTTCGTCGTACTGGCTCAGGATGTCAATCAACTCCCCCACCGTCATGGTGTCGTGGCACTGGCTGGGAGAGTACCCATCCCGGCGGCTGTCAATGTAAACATTCGTCATGGTATTGTCCTTTCTATCTAACAGGTGTTTGAATCATTTGTTAGATATATTATAATCTCACCTTTGTGAGATAGCAATATGATAATCTCATTTTAGTGAGATTCATGCTTTTGCACAAAAAGGAGGTCCTATTTTTGATATTTTGGGAGCGATTCTATCAGATGTGCGCTCTACGAGGCACAAAGCCAAACCCAATCGCAAAGGAACTGGGCATCTCTTCTGGTGCTGTTACCCGCTGGAAAAATGCAGAGGAGCCTCCATCGGGAAAAACGCTTATACTCCTTGCTGATAGGCTAGACTGTTCCATTGACTACCTGCTTGGCCGCACGGATGACCCCGTTCTCCATCAACTGGATTCGTCGTCCTCATCGGCTATATAACGCGCGCGCCCGCGCGTGATGAAGACGATAGTCTTCATATCTTCTTATTCTTTTTCTTCTTCTTTTCTTAAGAAGATGGTTTTTTTCGGTTTTTGAAAAACCCAATGGGTTTTCACATTTCGCACACATTTCAAAAATTCGTCGTTCTATCGAATTTCAGTTTTAACAAAATTTCGGTTTTGCGGCCTAAAATTTGAAAGTTCTGACTCAAATTTCATCTTTTATTTTGCATTTCGCAAAACCCATCAAAACCGAAAAAACCGAACGTAACCCAAAAAACCGAATGGGTTTTTTCGGTTTTTTGAAAAAAGCGGGGCCATCAAGCCCCGCCAGAAACCACCTTGGAAATGACCAGCCGCCCTGCGAAGTACTTAAACTTCTCCGGCGAATGGAATAGCTTCTCAAAATATGCTGCATCCTCTTCCCGCAGATCCGTGAAGTCCTCTGCCGAGAGCCCAACTACCAAGAACGTGCCGGCAATGATGTCGTAGGGCTTACCGTTTTGGTATAAGGCTCTGTTCAGTTCAAGCCCGCAGCACTTGCCCTCCTCATTGCAGACCAGGCCCACCGGGCGGTGCGGATCCGGGTAGACCACCTGAATGTAGCCGCCCACGGCGTCTTGCAGGGTTGCAAGCTCGTTGTGAATATCAATGCGTTCCGGGGCCTTTCCCGGCTCAATCTTCAGCGCTTTCATGGTTCAAATCTCCTTTCCGGCCGACAGCGGCTCACCATTCCATGCAACACAGAACGGGTACGAATCTACCTCTGTGCTGCGGAGCCAGCCGTCCTGCACGGCCATCATCGCTTCTACCCGGTACGCTTGCCGGGTGTGACTCCCCTTGATGTTCTTGTACAGCGCCCCGCCGTGAGACTTCTTGAAAGCCTTGGCTTCCTCTTCGGTTCTGAAAAACTTGTTACAATACATAGTCAAACCTCCTTGTTGTTGAGCTGATAGGCTTTACCGCGGTATTCGATGATATAGCTATGGTCAGGTGTGCGGAACACAGCAATGCGCTTCTTGTCCACATTTTTGACGGCCAGTTTTCGGCAAATGAACGGCACCACAATCTTGATGGTTTCGGCGCTGGTCAAATCCTTTCGGTCACGGTTTGGCCGCAGGGAGTAGCGATAAAGGCGCTTCTTGCTGACGGCTTCTGCGTCCGCTTCTGTCCCGAAGTACGGCTCTGTATCACCGATACCACTGACGTCATAGAAACGCTGGGCGCTGACTCTCTCAAGCCGTTTGAGCCAGATTGTCCGGCTGCTCTTAGGGGCATTGGGTTCTACGCCCTCTTCTTCCCGTACCCGCCCAACAATCAGCTCAACGCCTTTCTTGTCCCACCCCTCCGAGAAACGGTCAAGAACCACGCAGATGATTTCGACGCCATTGGTCAAGTCCACCTTGCCAAGCTCACCTTGGCTTCCGGGCATTGTCGAGGTGTTGAAGTAATACCCCTGCGCCAAGTACTTGTTCACCTCTGTCGTGAACATCTTGTTGATGTCTGAATACTTCATGGTCATCCCCCTTTATCTAACAATCGTATAACCAGCGTACTTGAAGTTGTTCACGAGCTCCGCTGCCTTTGCCAGATGCTCAGCGAGTTCTGCGGCCCGTGCTGCATCCATTGTTGCCCAGTCCATCGAAATGGTGATTTTAACTTTTTCGCCAAACACCAAGCGGATTTCAATGGCTTCATCCAGCTCTGCGACTTGCCCTGTCAGCTCCCGCATTGCTTTGCTGAGCACTTTGTACGTTACCATTTTCATATTTTTTCGACCTCCGTTGTTGCTCATGCAGTCCAACAAATGTTTGACTGTGATTATATAATAATCCAACACCTGTTAGACGACAAGACCGCAAATCTAACAAGTGTTGGATTTCAGCGTATTACACAAGATTTCAGAAAGAAAGCTGGTAAAAAGGATGACGATTACTGTCCAACGCATTGTCGATTTGATGGAACATTACGGTTCATCGGGCGCTTTTATGTCGCGCCTGTGCGGGAAAAGCAGAACCCTTGTTGCGAGCTGGCAAGCGGGAAAATCTGTTCCTACCGCTTCGGACATCGCCACTATTGCCACCCGCTATGGCGTGTCTGAAGCCTATCTCCGGGGGGAGGTAGATTTCCCGGAGTCGAATCTTTCCGCTTTGCAGAGGCGGCTCATGGACTCCACGCACGATCTGACGGACGATGAAATGCGCAAGGTAATAGAGTACGTCCGCTTCGTCAAATTCCTGCGCGAATAACAAAAGGACAGGCTCCCAAAGAGGGCCTGTCCGCGCCATCGGTGCTCGTTACTGCTGTTTCAGCGTTTCGATGTACTCAAGCACCCGCTTGACCTGTTCCGGGGTTAAATCCTTGATTTCTTCCCGAAGAACATCATCAAGCACATTTCCATGTCTGGAGCGCTCATCCGATGCAGGCATCTTCTCACTCCTTCCCGGCGCAAGCGCGCCATTGGAAAGAGTAAGACAGCTTACAAGCAGATTCCAGCCATCTACCGAAATCCGTGAATAAATAACAGAAAGGGTTGTGAGGTTATGGGATTCAGATACAGAAAAAGCATTCGTCTTGGCGGTGGCTTTCGCATCAATATTTCAGGAAGTGGAGTTGGGTATTCGTGGGGCGTTCCCGGATACCGAATCACCAAAACGGCCAACGGAAAAATCAGGCAAACTGCATCCATCCCCGGAACCGGGATCAGCTATGTTTCAGAGGAATCTATCCGCAGCGCCGAGACTCTAAGATCTTCTACGCAGCCCCCAGCATTTGAAACGGAGGTCATACAGTCCACTGATCGGAACAGCTACAAGGACGCCGATTTTGCGGCGCTTATGAAACAAATCCACTTAGTCCGTTTTCTCAACAAAGCGTTCTTTATAATTGGCACCGTCAGCCTATTGGCTTTCATTGTTCTTCACACGCCACAGCGGCTCCTGCTAACAATCCTCTCTTTCTCTGCATTCTTGTTTGTTCATTATAAGGCCAAAGTAAATTTGGAATACGATTTCTCTGATGAACAACGTGCCGCTTATGAGGATTGGTATCACGCATGGCGAGAACTATTCGCTTGCGATGCCGCATGGTATGTCACGGAGATAGAAAAGGGACACAACACTAAAACAAATGCAGGAGCCAGCG